GCCACGGACTGGATTATGTTGCCTGACGCCCAGTGCCCAGAGGGGACGACCCGCGAGCAGTGGCAGGCGTATCGCCAAGCGCTTCGGGATGTGCCACAGCAGGCCGGTGCCCCGTACAACGTCGTGTGGCCGGAGCCTCCGGTTCCGAGTTAGGCGCGGGGGTTGGNCGGTAATGTACCTCTCACCTCTGCAACCGCAAGATCTTCCCGTGATCCAGAAGTGGCTCTCTGATGAGAGCCTTTTTCATTTGCTGGCTGTGGAGCCTTTGGACTACAGCAAGCCGTTCTACCTGTTCGTTGCCCGCGAGGGCGAAAGCGTAATCGGGTGGGCCTCTGTGTTCAACGTGGACCTGTGGAACGGCAAGGCTCAGGTAGGGCTGGCTGCTCCGGGCGCTAGGCAGAAAGCGCTAGCGATTGTAGGCAAGCTGTTGTGGCTTGCCTTTGCGTGCCTTAAACTTAATCGTATAGCGGCTCGTGTACGCTCTGGTAATACGATAGTGATACAAGCACTCGAAGGTCCTCTGGCACGCAGGTACGGTTTCTTCAAGGAAGGGGTGGAGCGCCAGGGGTACGTGAGAGACGGCGTTGTGGAGGACATCCACGTCTACGGCTTGACTAAGGAGGTGTGGGAGCGTTATGGCAGAGGTCGTTGTTCCGGCTCTAATCGGCGGGGCTGTTAACGCATTTGTGAACAGCATATTCAGCCCTCCCCCGCCGCAGCTACAGTTGCCACAGGTGCCTGAAATCCCCGTGCTGTCGCGGGAGGAAGCGCTGCGACTAGCACAGTCCATGCTCAACCCGCTGTTCGATGAGCAATTGCAGGAAACCCTGCGGCGTGTGGACATTGCGAACATCCGCCGAGGGTTCTTCGGTCAGGCCCCTGGGGCGGCGTTGTCCGGTGCNNGGGCGGCGGATGTGGAACGCGCCAGGGCTGCGTCCATTGCGAACCTAGCAGAGCAGATGGTGGGCCAGAGCCAGCAGGCGGCGCTCCAGGCTGCGGCGCTCGCGCAGCAGGCCGCGCTTCAGCGGCACCAGCTTGCGCTACAGCAATGGCAAAACCAGTCCAATAATCTCATGCGATGGATCCAGACCGGCCTACTCGGGGCTCAGATGTGGAGCGACTGGACGGGACTGGTGCCGTTTAGCGGGGGCCAGTGGACGCTAGGCTCCCGCCAGGCGTTGAGCAGCATCGGCGTTCCGCAGGCACTGAGCGGCAACTGGATCAACCCGTATTAAGGAGGGGTTGCAAGTGGCGACGGATCAGGAGATTCTTCAGCAACTCAGCCCTGCTGTGAGGAGCGTATTGTTCCCACAGCAGGACATCGCCTTTGAGCGGCTTCTTCAGGAGATCGCTCGTCAGGAGCTTCTTGGCGGTGTTGAGTCCCTACCTAGGAACGTATTCGGTCGCCCCACACAAGACGCTTTGCTACACCAGATGAACATCGCCAACATGCTTTTGCAAGCCGGTGAAATCGACGATGCGATCCGGCGTGTGGAGTCGATTCTACCGTTCGTTCAGGGTGCTACGCCTACTGACCAGTTGGCAAGATCGCTACAAAACTTCGCCGCAGCGCTCATCAGCACGCAGCGCGTCCCGTGGGAAGAGGCGTTGCGGTTTGTCCCCCAGCGTCGTCCAGGCACCTATACGCTGCAGGCTCTTCTGGACGACTATGCTTGGCGATCTGGTCTGCGCGGGATGATGGGCGTTGGCATTGACCCCGCCACGGGCCAGCCCGGGATCCTGCCGCAGATCTGGCAGACGCTCTCACTGGCGGGAATGGCGTTGCCTGGGACGCTCATTTCCCCGGTTGTAACGGCTACACAGAACCCAGTTGTCCGGTTCTTACTTGGTCTTCTGACCGGGCTTGCTGAATTGCTGGGCATAGGAGAAGAGGAGCGCAACAACAACCAGTAAACGGAGGGGGCAGTTCGAATGGCCTTCTTCCGTGAAATGCCGGAAGAGCTGCAAAAGCAGCTAGAGGAGCTGGAAAAACAATACGAGGGCCGCCGCCGTCCGCAGGATGAGGCGCTGGAAGAGGTGTTGGCCTTCCTCCAGGGTCTCGCCGACCTTCATCATGCGCTCGTCCGCGGCATAGATAAGTCGTTTGCCGCTGCCGCGTCCGTCATTATTCCTCCCAACACCCGCTTCTACCAGGAGCACATTGCTCCTAGGCTAGAGGAGGCTAGTCCAGCAGAGAAGTTCATTGGTAGCCTCGTCGGGACGTTGGGGCTAGTGGGGACGGGCAGCGCACTGCTGGGGCTAGTCGGGCGGGGGGCGATGATGGTCCCACAGATCGCCCGGATCGCCTCCCTCGCCCCCAGGGTGTCTCCGTTCACCGCGGAGCTTGCGCGTGACTTGGCGCTAGGCCCGACTGTGGAAGCTCTGCGTGCGGCGCTGGGCCATGAGGTCACGGCAGAGGACGTGCTCCGCAGCACGGTTACCATCGGCGGCGCTGGTCTTGCCGCAACCCCTGTCCGTCGCGCCTTGCAGGGTGCGTCGCCGTGGCTGTCCCGCCCTGCCATCAGTGCTGCCGCAACCGCTGGCGCGGCGGCAGGCGCTGCGCCGTTTGAGGAGGGCACACTGCCTGAGCGCCTGGCGGCTGTGGCACCGGAGGCGCTGGGCACGGGCCTGGCGATGGGGTTGCTGTATCCTCTTGGGCAGGCGGCTCCGCAGACTGCGCGTAAGGCTGTGGAAGAAGCTGTGGAGCAGGCGTCTCCACAAGCTGTGCGTAAGGCTGTGGAAGAAGCTGTGGAGCAGACGGCTCCGCAACTGCGCCGCCTCACCCGCTTTGAGCTGACCCGCATGCCTGTGGAAGAGCAGCGCCGTATCGCGAGCATGACCGACGAGCAGTTGCGTGAAGCGGGAATTGAGCTTGCAGAGAAAGCCCGCGAGTACTTACAGTTTCGGTTCGACCCGAAGTACGCCGAGTTGATCTCGTCGTGGGAACGTGCGGGTGTGCCCAACGAGGTCATCAGCAACGCTATTGCCAGGACGGACCCNACCTCCCTGGCGCGGAGGCAGGAGCGCTTGCGCCGCACGGGCATGTTGGAGATCCCCATGCCGCAACGCCGCGGCTGGGTGCGGATGCCTGCGGAGCGTGCTAACTACGAGTTGGCCCAACGTGCGTACATCAATGCCGGTCGTCCGCCGTCTATGATCACCATTCGGGAAACGCTGCCTGCCCCGATCCAGCGTCCGCCTGAGTTGCTTACTCGTCTCACACCCGAGCCCCCGCGATTCACAGCCTTGGAGCAGCCTATGGCACCGCCGCAACAGCCGCTGGCGCTTCCTGGCTCTGTGAGCAGTATCAGCGTCACCTCCCCCGTTCGTTCCGTGGAGGACGTGATGCCTGGCGACCGCGTGTTCAGCCAGCGTCTCGGGAAGTCTGTGGAGGTTGTCAGGGGCAACGTCAAGACCATCACGGTCAGGGACGCAGACGGCAAGACCTACCGCCTGCCCCCCTCCGACCTGCGCCGGGAGCAGGCGGTCCGGCGCGCGGAGGTTGTGGCCCCCGCCCGTCCTCTCATCCGTCGCCCGCCTGTAGAGCAGGAGCCTGTGCGCCTAGACCCCGTGCAGGCCGAAAGGGTCATGCAACAACCCGAAGCGATTGTGGCCGATATGGTTGTCAACAACCGCTTCGAGGGCCTGTTCGCGCCGCTGGGTGACGTGATGGGTGACGCCTCCTCCCTGCCCAGAGAGGAGCTACGGCTTCTGCCCCGCAACCTGCGAGAGCAGCTTGAGAGTATCGACGAGCACATCAAGGCGCTCAACGGCCAGGCCATGCGGCTGCTCCGCCGCCACAAGGCGAAAGTTCCGAGTGACCTGCCGCCGCAGGCGCAGGAGCAGTTCATGCAGATCGTGGACCAGTTGAACGAAATGAATCGCAGGCGGAACGAGTTGAAGCCTGCTGTCATCGGAGCACTGGAGAGCCGTGGGAACCTGAGCGAAGCGCTNGCGAGGCGTATCCAAAACGAGCGTGACGCAGGGTTCGTGGTNTTTCAGCGTCCTCCNGAGCCTGTGGAGACGACGCCNGCTACAAGGGTTGCGCAAGAAGCGGCACAACCGACGCAGACTGTGCAGGAAACGGCTCAGGCCGCACAGCAAGCGGCAGCGGCTGTGGAGGCTCCTGCCACACAGCCGTCTCCAATGGAGCGCTACCAGCAGTTTATCTCCACACCCCAGGCAGGGGAAACGCCCGTCACCGCTGGCGACATCGCGGGGCGTGTGCGGCCGGAAGAGCTACCCCTTACCCAGGCTGGTCGCTCTGCGTTCCACAGGGAGTTGGACCAGATTGTTGGCTTCGAGTGGAAGAAGTCCGTGGAGGGCGTCAAAGATGTCGCCCGCACGTTCCGCACCATTGGCTGGCGGCACCGGGACCTTCTCGAAGTACCGCAGGACGCCATGCAGGCCATGCGGGCCTCCACACCCACATGGTACGCCAAGCTGTTCGGCCTTGCGCGGGACGTGTTTGGCGAGGACATTGTGAAGCCCGTCCGGGACGCCCACTACAAGTACGCCAACTTCGTCCACTTGTACATGAACAAGCTGGAGGACATCCTCAAGCCTTACCTGCGGAACCCCGCTGCCCGTGAGCGTATCGCCCGTTACCTGGAGGGTGAGACCGTTGAGGGCTTGACCAAGCAGGAGATTCAGGCTGCAGAGAGACTACGGAAGGAGTTTTTTGGTGCAGACCCCAATAGCGGCCTGTTCAAAGAGTTTGGCCTGGACCCGAATCGGTTCCTCACGGACTACCTGCCGCGGCTCCGCAAGGGCGAGGACTTGTCCAAAATCCTCCCCGCCGAGGTGTACCAAGAGGTTAAGTTCTTCGCCGAGTTCGAGCGCACGGCCAAGGTCTTCGAGAACCGTGAGTACGATGTGCTTACGCTGGCAATGGCGTACCTGCGCTCTGGTGCGAAGCGCAAATTCTTCAAGCCGGTGCAGGACGTCATCGACCCGCTTCTAAGCGACATGGATCCCAACCGCAAGCGCTTGTTTGACATGTGGTGGGGCGTGCTTATCACGACCACCATCGCCAACGAGATCATGATCAACACCATGATCGAGCGCTTGGCGGGGCCGTTGTACAGGGCGCTGAGGAAGCAGTTCCCCGACAGACCGGCACAGGAGTTGTCGCACCTGCTGGTTGAGATGACCCACATGGGTACCATCGGATTCAACCCATTCAGCGCCATCAAGAACCTCACCCAACAGTTGCATGTGGTCGGCGCTGCGGGGCCGCAGTACTGGCTCAAGGCGCAACGAGCGCTCCGCACACAGTCCGGTAAGGAGCTACTCAATTACAACTGGGTCGGCCAGCACCGTGTCTACCTGCAGGGCCTTGAGCTGCAGAAGCGGATCCTGGACCGTATCTTTGGTCCTATCCCCGAGTGGGGCTTCAAGATGTTCGAGTGGGCGGACCAGCAAAACGTGCAGACGGCCTACATGGCGGGGCTTCTCAAGGCGCTGGACGAGGGCAAGAGCCTGCGCCAAGCCATTGAGGAAGGCAACGCCCTAGCCGCCATGACGCAGTTCCTGTACGGCATTGACAGCCCGACGCTGTTCCGTACCCCTGTGGGCAGGCTTGTGGGCGTGCTCCACACCTACCCCGTGAACTTCGCTCGCATGTTGGAGGCTTACTGGAGCACGGGCCACCGCAAGGAGCTTGTCAAAACCATCGCCGCGCTGGTGTTGGGCGGGTACGTCCTCAGCGAGACCACCGGCTTCAACTTCAGGGACATCTTCCCGTGGCGCACGCTGGAAGGGCACCCCATCTACAGCTTCTTGGTGAAGAAGGAGTTCTCCATTCCCATCGAGACAGCTTTGGCGGGGGTTGAGGCCCTGCGTGCTCGCATCGTAGAGCGTGACCCGCGGCTGGTGCAGGAGGCCACCGACAAGTTCCTAGAGCACGCCAAGCAGTTCATCCCCGGTAAGGTGCAATATGACCGCTTCGCAAGGTTCATCCGCCGTGCCATGAACGAGTGGCAGGAGCTTGACGAGCAAGGAGCGGTGCGCTACACCGTGTCTCCCGGCGAGGCGGTGCGCGGCATTTTCGGCCCCACAACCGAGGCCGAGGACCGCTACAACCTGTACCGGGAGTACGAAGAAATCATCATGGAGGCGGTGGACCCCGAGGCGTTCACGACCACGGCACGGGCGATTCAGGCCGTGGAGAACTTCCTGTGGGGAGACCCAGCCTGGAGGCTTGGGGAGCTACAGCGCAAGGCCGTGCAGTTGGGGCTGGACCCGCAGGAGGTCCACCAAAACGCCCTGCGCCGAGTCCGCAGCTACTATTACGGCACCGGCAACCTGGGCTTCTGGCCTGCGGTGTACCGCGGCGACATCCAACAGGCGCAGCACTATGCCCAAGTTCTCAAACGACTAGGTGTGACTGCGTTAGACGTTCAACGTTCGGGCGAGAGTCGGGGCCTAGACCCGATCATCGTCTGGCAGGGGTTGCGAGTGTTTGGTGAGCCGTTGCCTTTGCGTCTGCAACAGTTCCCGCAAGCACCGTCTCTGCCGTCGCCTGCTTCTATCTTAGGGGGGCGGTCTTCACAAGCACCGTCTCTGCCGTCGCCTGCTTCTATCCTAAGAGGGCGGCCTCCACAAACACCGTCTCTACCATCNCCTGCTTCTATCTTAGGGGGGGCGTAAATTGGAACAGAAGGAAACGAGCCTGCTATACCAGATCCTCTTGGAAACCAGAAAGGAGATGAGAGAGGGGTTTCAAGCTTTGAGCACCAAGCTGGATCGTGAGCTAGACGAGCACGACCGCAGGATTCGGGAGTTGGAGCAGGCCAAGTCGAAGCTGTTTGGCGTGGTCGCTGCGATAAGTGGGATTGCCAGCGTAGCTTGGCAGTTCGTAATGCACTGGCTACAGGGTGGGAAAGACTGATGCAGCTAACCAAGAACTTTCACCTAGACGAGTTCAAATGCGGTTGTACCAGACTGTACAAGCCCAACACACAGAGCGAGTATTGCGGCGGGCTGGCAATCGTCCAGCCCGTTCTTGTTGAGAAGCTGCAGGAGCTACGGGACCGTTTCGGCGCGCCGGTTGTTATCACGTCAGGCTACAGGTGCCCGGCGTACAACCGGAAGGTCGTCAAGGGCAGCGAGATGTCCTGGCACATGAGCGGGTACGCGGCGGACATTTGGGTCCGGGGAGTCAACGTACTGGAGGTGGGAAAGGTCGCAGACGAGCTTGGGTTCCGAGGCATTGAGGTNTACCCCGACAAGGGCTTTGTCCACGTGGACATGCGCCCATGGGGCGCGGTGTGGAGAGGAGACAACTACAGGAGGTTGATTGGCAATGCGTAAGGCTGTGGTGTTGCTGGTTGCGTTGCTGCTTCTGTCCTTCCCTGTGCTGGCGGCCGCAGAAGCCTCCATGCCGTGGGACCACTTGGAGGTCGCCATCGGCCCGGTGGTGCTGGTGTGGGGAGCCGTTGTTGCTGGCGTTATCCAGGTTCTCAAAGCGGTGCGGGTAGGTAGCCCGCCGCGACCGTTGCTGGACACGGCTCAGAAAATTTGGTTGGCGAACGTTCTGTTGGGCGGCGTTGGCGTGCTCGTCTACGAGTTGACGCAGGGAACGGTACCGCTCCAGGCTGTGCTCAACGCTATACTGGCCGTGCTCACGGCGAGCGGTGTGTTCGAGGCCGCGAAGACCGCTGGAACCTCGGGAAACTCCTCGACGCAGGACGCGTCCTAAAGCGGCTGCTCCCGGACTGGCTCAATGAGCTGGTCCGGGAGCGGCCCGGCGACACGGTGACGAGTCGGCAACGATGGAGGAGACGCTGACATGCACAGGTGGAGTGTGGCTCTGGTCCTGCTCGCTACCCTAGTCCTACTCGTGGCGCTACCGGCGGCAGCCCTAGAGTTGCAGGGTGAGCACCGGCTGATGACCCGATACGCCGACGACCTGGAGGTCCTGGTCGCTGAGGCGCTGGTGCTCCGGCATGACCCATGGTGGGTCGAGTTGGTCGTCACGCAGCGATGGTCGCCTGCGTGGCCGGTCCGGATGGAGGCTGAGGTGTCGTTGTGGCGCACCGTCCGCGACTGGGATTACGGCGTCGGGTTCTTATGGCGGGTGACGGAGCGGCGGGNGGAGCCATGGGTGATGGTAGCTAGGCCATGGTAGCCTCATCTACGTTGTCAACCGACGCTCTCTGATTAGATGTCGTAGGTTGACAAGGGGTTCCATCAAAAAGATAAGGCGGGGGAGTCAATCCCCCGCCTTCTCCCTATGCTTCTTGATTATCGCCTTTGAATACGCCANCAACGCACGCCTGGAGAAGTCTGAGAGATACCCCTCCACATCCCCGTGACGTATCTTGCAGGCGTACTCCACGACCTTCCGTTCCCGCTGCGACATACGGATGAACAGCGGTGTTCCCTTTGTTTTTAGATCACCCTCCGGTGTCCCTTTCTGTCGCCGGGGCACTTATCCCCCTCCCCTCCATCAAACTTGCAGGACGGAGAGAAGAGAGAGCACCCACTCAAGCTGCGACGTGTCCTGGTCTCGCTCACGGAGAACCCGGATACGGTGGTTGATAGCCTCAACCAACAGCGGTGCCGGGACTCCCGCGGAGGTTACCGCCGCTTGCTGCTGATCCGCCAAGACGACCGTGGTTGTGGCGGTGCTTTCTTCCTTGGCCTCAGTCTTCGGCGCAGGCTCTTCGGCCTTCGGCTCCTTCGGCTCCTTCGCTCCCTTCGGCTTGCGCCCACGCCTCTTCGGTGCAGGGGCCTCCGCTTCTTTCGGCTCTGGCGTTTGGGGCTTCTCTTCCTCCTCCTCGTCCACAGACAAGTCCTCGACCTCCTCATCGAGATCGTCTAAATCCAGGTCCCCGAAGTCCAGGTCCTCAAGACCCTCCAGTTCGAGATCCAGGTCCTCAGCTTGCTTCTTCGCCATCCTNATTCCTCCCCTTTCTAGCAGTATGCATATATTCGTCGATAACGTCAAGCACTTTTAACGCTTGCTTGACGCTACGCACTACCACCACGATAGCTTTTCCCTTCTGGCGCATTTCCTGCTGTGTGGCGGCTTGTAGNGGTGTCAACCTGCCTNGGTCCGTCTTCACCTCCATCGCCACAAACAGCCCGCGGTATGCCCCGAGGATGTCTGGCACTCCCCCTGTGGAGTAGCGGGGGCCAGCGTGGTACTTGACCCACCAGCCCCCGCGCTTCCGCAGGGCGCGGAGGATAGCGCCTTGCAGGTCAGNTTCCCTCATAGGTCATCGTCGTCAAACTCCAGGTCGTCGTCCTCCACCAGATCGTCCTCCACCAGATCGTCCTCAGCAACGTCCTCCTCCACATCGTCTTCCTCGGGTTCGGGCTCGTTCTTGCCGTAGGGCTTGATGTTTTGCAGGATCTGGAACTTACCGCCCTGCTTGCCCTCTTGCACCCTCGCCTCCGCGATGAGCGTCTTCCCCTCCAGCTTGGAGAGGTTAAGAGCCGCCGCCTTGTTGGGCACCTCGAAGCCGATGCCCTGGAGAAGCTCCCGCAAGGCACGCAGGCCAGGGGCGTTGAAGTTGTAGAAGATCGTTACCTTGCGGCCCTTGTGCTTCTCGGGAGCTAGCACGACGAACTGAATCTCCACACGCTGCTCGCCGCTTTGTGACTGTCCGGCGCGGGCGTCCACGATGCGGAGGGCGTACTTGCCCTCGGGNAGTACGTATGCCTCACTCGCCTGCTCCCACGGAACAATGATCTTCTTAGCTGCCGTCGCCATCGTTGTCTTCGCCTCCTGTCAAGATTTTCCCGTAGTACTCCATGATCTTGTCCCACGTCGGGTTTGCAATCGCCTTGGGCATGACACCATACCTGTCCGCCGCCATTGTCCCCGGCCTGTCAAACGCCATGCGGAACTGGAGCTTCCCGTCCTTGTGGACCCGGTAGGCGTACCCGATGAGGCTCACAAGCCCCAGCAGGTAGCTCCGCACGGAAGGTTGGAGGTCGGGGACGTACCATTCCACCTCCTGTGTGCCGGTTTCCTCGTCGGGCGCTTCGTCCGCCCGCTCATGGCAAACCCAAATCTTGTGCATGGGCAGGGTACGGTACATGGTGATCCAATGCCGCATGATGCGCGCCGCCCGCCCGTAGTCGTCCTGCTCTGCCTTGTAGGCACTCTTGCGTGGGTCGCGCTGGACCTTCTCCGCAAGCACGTGCTGGAGCGCAAGCTCCATCGCCATCGTCGCCGTGTCCCACGCCACGGCTTGGAACGGGTGTTTCTGCGTCTTGAGGATCCAGTACCACAGAGCCACGTCGTTGAAGGACTCAACGGCCACCCGCTTCCCCCGGAAATTGGGGAACTTCTGCTTGGTGATGATGCTGGATCCCTGGTCGAAGTCGAGGATGAGGATGTTCGGGATGCTCCCGAGGAAGTGGGTCTTCCCCCGCTTGGGCTTCCCGTACACCACCATTTCCAGCCATTGAGCGGCCTGGCTCGGCGTCTCGGCCTTTTTCCACGCCGCACGCATGGCCTCTACGTCGGGAATCTCATACGGGTTTGCCAGCGCCGTGCGCTCGTTAGCCTCGGCCATTCCTGCTCACCACCTCGAAGCGATCTCTCAAAACATGCTCGATGTTGCCGCCCTGGATCTCGATGAGGCACAGGTCCTTGTACTCGCAATCCCAGCGACAACGTGTCCGGTCCAGCGTGCGTGGGTAGTAATCCTTTGGAGCCAGCAGCTTTGCCGCCTCCATCATTTCACGCTTCTCGTTTTCCAACCGTTGCCTCGTGACCGTCACGGCCCAGCGATCGAAGAACGGTTTTTGCTCCCTGGCGATTTGCTCAAGAACGTCCTTGTAGTCGTCGGGGTTCAGGCCGTGCTTTTGTATTGCTTCGTAGTAGGTCCAGTAGTCGGTGTCAATCTTGGCTTTGCTGAGAGTTCCGTCCTTATTCAGTTTCGGCTCTGCCGGTACACGGTCGCGGATGTAGTCGTAGTAGACGACCACCCCCTTGATCTTGTTGCCCAGTAACCCCTTGCGCCGCAGGACTTCCTCCATGCCCAGTACGTAGCGCGGGCCCTGGTTGTCCAGTAGCCGGTCCTCCTCGTCAGGGATGGTCCCGACGACCTTGTGGTCCATGATGACCACCTGGTTCCATTGATTGAGGAACACCAGGTCGCACTTGAACGTGAAGGGCGCAGGCAGCCAGTCGAGCTTAATGGTGATCTCCTGCTCCACCCACAAGATCTTCCGCATGATCCTGCGGTCGTGGTCTTCCCAATGCAGCGTGTAGCGCTCGAAAATCTTCCATGCCTGGTCGGGCAGGTCTTTGCCCAACAACTCCTTCTCCTCGTCGAAGAGCGGGTTCCACCGCTCCTCCAACAGTTGCTGGTGCTTGTACCCGGCAGCCACCAACCCATCCCGACCGTCCTTGATAGCGCCGTAGAACGCCGCCAGCAGCTCGTGGATCCACGTGCCGCGCTCAATCTTCGTGCCCTTAACCCTCGGCACGTAGCCGAGAACGTAGCGGTATTCCGCCTTCTTCTGGCAGCGCTTGACGGTTTCCAGAAGGGTGTGGCTGATAGTAGGTGCTATCGTAGCGGCAGGCATGGTCTCACCTCCTGCCACTACGAT